AATTGTGAAAGGTCTTAGATTTGACGTTAAAAGTAGTCGAGCGCCGAAGTACGGAAAGCGAGAAGCAGGTAACGGATTGGTTACGGCGTATCTCCGAGACCATCAAAAGTGTGATGTTTACATTTTTTGCTGCGTTGACATAAACGAAGAAGAAATTGCTGTTATGGGCTACTGCACCAAAGAGTGGTTTTGGACCACAAAAAAAGGAAAGGATTACGCCGCCGGAGAAATAGTTAAGACTAGGCCAATAAAATCAGACGCTAGGCTGTTAGGATACCGTTATTTAAAAGATATCGAAGAGATCGCAAAATGGAAGGCATAAGTTTTATTTTGAAGAATCCAGAAGACTGCGAGGAATGGCTGAAGAAAGCTGCTGAAAACTTTAACAGCCGTGACCTTAATTACATCGCTACGCTTGCTTGGAACCTTGGACACCTTGAAGATTTTGTTTTTGGTGATGAGGTTCGCAGCAAAGAGTTCTTCAGGTATATGGAAGAGAGTGACCGATACGGATCAGAGCTGCACTAATTCTCTGTTGCGAATGTGCGCCGCTGCTATATCAGCCTTATTCTGCCCGTAATATGGGACAGCGTGGTGAGCTTGTATCATCTCATCGCAGAGCCATTTATCATCTACGCAGAAATCACCTAGATATCTGCCGTACTTGCCTTTTTCTCGCGTCTTCAGAAGTATGTGATCGCTGTTCAGAAAGTCTTTGACAAACTTCTTAGAGGCTTTGCCGTATTGTTTTTCTTCCAGATCTCTAGTGCGAGACTCGGGAGCGTCAATACCATACAAACGAATGCGCTGCTTACGCACACTAACAGACCAACCCAGATCAACATTGACATCAATAGTATCTCCATCAACGACTCTAACAATCTCACAAACAAAGATATAAGGATCATACATACTCGCCTGACCTTATGATATCAGCAAGCTCTAACGCTCTGCCGCCTACCTGTTTTGCCCATCGGCTATCAAGAAACTCAGTGCTAGCCTCATCGTAATTGCCCTCTTCCATCGCGGCTAGTGCTCGCTTAAAAAGTCTGAACCTTGTCGCACCCAGATTCAGGAAGATATTGATGATTGCCTCCTGACGAGTTTCATCTAGTTGACCAAACCACGGATACTCAGCGCTAAGCTCTTTTATACATCGAAGGATGTCATTAGACAGCAGGTACTCTATCTCTTCCATTGCCAGCCCTATGCCGCCCTCTGGATCAATATTTCTACCAACGCCAATAGTCAGCTTACCGCTTGAGCATTTGTAAGCGTGAGTTTCTACGCCTTCGTGGCGCTTTAGTTGTTCAATTAGCTTATCCATCTTATTCACTTCTGAGAGCCTCCATAGAAGAACGCCGCGCAGGTTCCCAGTATTCCTGATAGCTGGCCCAGCACGAGCGAGATTATGGTCTCATCATTTTGATCGTGAGGCAGAATAGTCACGGTCATTACATAAGCTCCGTACAAAATAAGAGCAAGAATGCAAAAGACTTTAGGCGTAACATCGCTTGCAAACTTAGTCCTAGCATCTTTTCTGTCTGCAACCTCAGTCTTAAATGACTCTAGGTCTATCTCCATTTCTTGAATCTTTGTCTTAAAATCTTGATCTGCTTGTTTTACCAGAACCGCTTTGTCAGGTTCGCGCTCTATTAAGTCCTCGATTTCATTAGCAGTCGCGGTTTCTGGCAAGCCTAGCTTGGATGCGGCGATCTTTACAGCCATTCCGGCCATCGGACCGCCTGCAGCACTAGCTATCGTTGGCGCTAGTGATTTAAGCAAGCCGCCCAGTTTCATTCTGCGGTGTCCACGATGGCGTCAATTGTGTCGCAAACGTCAGGAACAATAACGCCAGCCGTAGCAGAAAGCGCTCCTCTGCCCACTGCCCGAACACCTTTGTAAAAGGAAGAGCAGTATATTTCTTTGTTAGCAATGACTTGTTCAACAGATGTGCAGCTTGATAACGTAAAAACAAACAATAAACCGATCAGTCTCATTTCATTTTCTCCAGTTGCTTAGCAGCTTCTTGGTTTATAGGCTTTACCTTCTCTTGATCATCAAGATACTCTTTTAGCCTTTTCTTATAATCGCTCATGCTGTGGTCAGCGACTCTATCCGCCACGCCGCCTCTATCAGCTCTTCTAGTGTCCTTGCTTGGATTTATATAGTCTGGGCCTGTATTGGAGAAGTATAGCATTGTCTGCGACTTAGAAGGCCCGTAGAGCAGCCGTGGGACTCGTGCAACCATATCACTGCCGTTTACACAGGATATCTGATTGTCGAGCTTCATCGGTCTCTTAAAGCCTTTGAAGAACGTATTCGGCTTACCGAATGTAATGAGATTGATGTTGTCGTGCTTGCCGTTCATCTTAGCAGCAGACATCTCTGCGAGCGCACCGCCTAGACTGTGGCCTGTAAACATCGTGCGCTTCTTTGGGTCAATGTGCTTCTTGATCTCTTTCCAGATGGAAGCGTGTTGTAGAACGAAACCTGCGTGGCACATCCTTCCGGCATACGGAACCGGGATAGCCGTCAGATCTGTGAGGATATCGTTTAGCTTTTTCTCAGTACCTCGAAAAGCAATAACATCTATGCTTTTGCGCTTGATTACAAAAGCCGTGGCTCCTGTGATCTTGTTTTCTATCTTTATGGCGTCCTTATTCTTCTGGTTGTAAGCCTTCTCTGACCAGCTTGCAGCCATATTTAGTAGAACAGGATCAAGTTTCATTTTTCAGCCTTACCGTCTAGTTTTTTGAAAATAGCACCGAGCGTTTCTTTGATGTCTCGAATGTCTTCACGATAGTCATCTTTCGCCACATACTTCTCAGGTATAGATTTTAAGTCATCGCTAATCTTGTCTAGCGTTGTAAATGCTCTGTTAACCAACACGCCGCCAAGAAAACCAGCAACCACAATTACAATGTTAAATAAAATTTGGTATTCCATTACTCTTCTACGTTCAAAGGATTGTCGAGCAGACGCTGGATGCGCTCTTGTAAATCATCACGCATTTCTCGAAGCTCATTGTCTACATCTCTAAGACTATCGTTTACACGCTCTTCTAAAGCGTACACATCATCTCTAAGCTCTCTTGTGGCGAGGACAACAGAATCATCCGTTCCTCTAGCAATGCGCTCTGTGGCGTCTATATCGACCTGTAGGCGGTCAATGTTGTTCATTAGCTCAACTATATCCTGATCTAAAGCTCGCTCAACGGCTGCTATTAAGACCTCAGCAGCGTCTAGTTTAGTGCTTAATACGGCTAATTCTTCATCGTAAGAGCTAAAGTCAGGCGAAACGTATGATGTAACCGCTTCTTCCGCGTCGAGCAAACGCTGGTACAACTCAAAGCCTCCCCACATCGCTGCGCCAATACTACCTAAAAACGGTATAATTAGCAGTAACTTACCGCCAGATACCTTTACCTCACCGACTTCTATCTCTGCCATTGCAGGTCCACCAAATCGTTGTAGCCTTGATTACCCGTCACACGCAATATACCCACTGGATTTGCCCGAATATTATTTGCTGGATAAGGTTGCGTGGACGAGTAAAACTCTCTATCTGTAAGACTTACATCTTGATACTGACTAAACGCCGGGTTGTTAGAGATTAAAAAAACAGCAAGGCTCTGGTCTGTAAACCCACCCGTGTCCTCTAAGTTCTCTAGCTGGCTGTCTAAACTCTGCTGTACATCAGCTTGGCTCATAGCTTGAATCTGCGTCTTAGCTCTTTGCACTGTGCGCTGTTCGTCGCGGCTCGGAGGTGTTACGTCAAAGCGGCTAAAGTCCGGTAGCTGTGCTGACAGGAATTGCCCTACGCTCTGCCCTGTCGCAATAGCATCGTTAAAATCGTTTTCAAACTGCATTTGCGCTGGAGGAGCCAAACTTTCTTGGGTCAGCCCGTTTACTTCTTGCTGTTCTGATTGAGTTACAAATACCTCAGTAATTTGCTGCTGCATCTCTGTTACTGCTTGGTCTGAGTCGATCTCATCTACACTCATAACCGTTTGCGGCTGATAGCTTTGGGATGTAAGGCTCATAGCAATGCCAACAACATCAATGGCTGGTTTTGCAACAGCGCTCACGCTTTTTGCCGCAGGTTCTGCTCGTGTCTCTGCGACTACTTCAACAGGAGCCGATTGGGCTTCGACAGGTCTTGCCACGTCCACTATCGGCTCTGCCCTAACAACAACACGTTCTGGAGCAGGTTCTGGTCTTGGCTCCCGAGTTACTTGGACAACCTCAACTGGTGTTTCGACAGCTTCTACTGGTCTAGTCTCTCTAACCTGTTCTACAGGCTGCCGCTCACCTGTAATTTCTTGCTGCTGTCTACTAGGCTCTATAGGATTCGAGCTTGCAAACATTTGCTCCTGCGGTGCCTCCTGATAAATCTGCGGAGCTAATTGCGTTAATGCTCTTGGTCTTCCCATAGCGTCTGGCTGATCTAGATACAAAAAGTCATCAGCCGAATCGCCAAATACAGTATCAACCGCTTGCTCTGCGTAAGTAGGAGGAGCTGATTCTTGACCGCCACCACCTTGTGGTTGGTTCAATGTACTAGCCTGCCCAACAAGACCAAATACATCGCCGTAGTTGTTGGTTGTCAGATCACCACCGTAGCCAGAAATTAATTGACCTGTAGCATTCGGATTCATAGTGAACTTGTCACCATAGAACTGCTGCGTATGCCAGAACGGATCAGCAGCCGTATCTCCTGTCCAACCGATAAACGCCTGATGGCTATCGATGGCTACGTCTTGGTACAGGTACTCATACCCGCCGGTCTTATCTATGTTCAACTGAAACGTGTTAACAGAGTTAGGTCGGTTATACTCAGTCACCTTGTACCAGAGAAACTTGGACTCAGTTTCGTTTGTAGAGTAGTAGTACCCATCACCGTCTCTTATATTGGTGTCATCAAGATCAGTCCATAACGGAGCAAGCATATAGCTAAACTGCCCGACCTTGGCATC